TCTTTACTTGGCTGCCTTCTTTGGCAACCACAACATGTGACTTAGTTGGATGGCTTGGCGTACGCTTGGGTTTGTTAAAACCTGATACGCCAGCCCTTTTAATCCGTGAGTCTTTTTTACTTGCCACGCTTCTTTGCAGCCTTCTTCATTACCATTTTCTTACCAGACTTCTTTGCTGCTTTCTTTGCTGCAGCCATACCCTTCTTTGAATAAGAGTATTCTTTTCCGTTTACCATTGGCATGGTTATTCCTCATCTTCTTCTTCGTAGATGTCCTCATCTTCAATGGTGGGAGAGGGCAGTCCCCACAACGGCTCTGGGATAATGGTGCTAGTCATCATCATCCTCATCCAGCATCCGTTTAATCTCATCCTCAGAAGGGGAACGGTAGTTCACCCAACTTGGATAAGAACCTTTATCCATAACAAATGACAGGGCTATTTCAGACTTAAAGCCTGACTTGAGTAAAGAGTTGTAGTACTCGTTAAGCCAGATACAGTACATTTCAAGTTCTGTATATGACTCATCCTTGACTGTACGCACGCGTTTTACTGGTTTCTTTCGTGGTTTGCGAGCAGCCATGATTCCTCCTATGCCCCGTATGCCTTGCCTGTTTCGTTTGAAATCTTTACAGCCTCTTGAATCTTCTTCATACTTGTTCCGTTAGGTTGGATACCTTGAGCACGAGCATCCCTATATGCCTGTAATTCTTTATCCCATTTTTTTGCAGATACGCTTAGGTTAGAGTTTGCTTCTCCTGTATTCATTACAAGAGTTCCAACCTTGCATCCAAAGCAACCTTCTACAAACTCAGGATGGGTCTGTTGTCTATGTAGGCTCATGCTGGTGTTATGTATGCTCCGTAGCCCTGTGCTGTAAGGGCATCAGCAGTCTGTTGGTTAATAAGATTTTTTGTTCCACCTAAGTAATACTCCTCCGCCTGATTTGTCTGAATCTGGCTTGGATACCTAAAGGAACTATACACTCCGTTTAAACGCAAGACAGATATGCCACGCGGTAGTTCAATACGAGCAAAGAGGATATGGTCCCCTGCTGGGGTTTCATCTACGGTGGGCGTAGTGAAGTAATACATTGACATAAGTCCTCCTAATGAACTCACCCCAAAGGGGCAGACTTTTCAAATATGTCTACCCCTCAGAGTCAATCAACTAGAGAGCAGCGATTGAAGAACCAGTTTCAATGCGATACAACGCTTCCTCGCGGTAACGGCTCCATCCAAGGACACCGTACCAACCGATTGGGCGGAAACGCATTAACTTATCGGTAACTGGACCGATAACAACACCTGGCTCCTGTGCTACGGCTTCAGCCAATGCTTGCTTACCGCAAACAAGGGTGCTGAATACACGGGTTACTGGAGTTACGGTTACTGTCGCTCCTGCTGTAACTGCTGCAGTGTTTGCTGTGTCAACTGTAATGGTTGTTGTTGAACCACTTGTTGAGATAGCAGAAATCTTTGCACCAGATGCAATACCTGTTGCAGCAATCTTGTCGCCAACTTCAGCGCGAGTTGCAATAACAGATGATGTAGCAACACCAATAGTAAATCCTGCTGATGTTCCAGCAACTGTTGTTACTGTTGTTGCTAATGCTGTTTGGTCTGCGCCTGACTTAGCAGAGAACATGCGTGCGTTTTCTACAAAGAAAGCGCCTTCGTATGTTCCGATTGTACCTGCGAACAGGTTGCCAAGAGAAGCATCAGTGTGTGCGTGAGTATCACGCCATCCGATTGAGCCTGATTCGGCACGAAGGTCGTGTGATACCTCTGGGTGAATACCGACCCAGTATAGGCTTCCTGCGCGAGGAACAGCCTTATTGGAACGGAGTTTTGCAACAACCTTGCGAAGGTCAGCAGAATCAATAGTGTCTGATGCTGTGACTGTAGCAGTAGATGTGCGGGTTCCACCGTAAATAACATTGGTGCCTTGACGAAGTGTGTTTTGTGCCACAACATCAAGAGAGTCAGCCAAGTTGTAAGCGATGATGTCTGCAACAGCAGGGTCAACATCGGATAGTGAGAACAACTGTAGTTTGCGTGTTACAAGGGCAGCGTTGCCGTACTCTGCAAGAGTTACAGATACGGTATCAACATTGCTTAATGCGACTGCATCTGGGTCAGTTGTTTCTGTGAGCGTTGAAGTAGCAGCCGACAAATCGTTGTAAAGTGAGAATACAACGGATGAGCCTGGCATAGCCTGTTGTACAGGCTTCTTATCCGCAACAGCACGAATCATCGGCTGAGAGCGGAGGGCAAATTCAACATAACGGTCATAAGCGGTCTGAACTAGACCACTAATTGCCGATGTGTCTGTAAATGCCATGTGGGTTCACCTCCTGGTGATTGGTTGATGTAAGTTATTTAATTTAAACCAAGGAGTATATCTAAGTCCTCACGAGTCTTTGCTCCTGCAATCTTTGCAAACGCATCTTCATCAACATCTGGCGCGGAGCCAGTAGAGATTAGATTGTTGATTCTTGCTTGAGCCTTGACCTCTGGACTTTTTTCTGCAGACTTTTCTTCAGATGAAGTTTGGATTCCAAATACATCACCGTATTCATTAACCCATTTAATAATTTCTTCCTCAGAGGAATCAATATCTTGTGGTATAAATGCGGCAATCTTTGGGTTTAATCCCTTAGCCTGTAGTACATCCTTGACAGTACGCTGACGGGTCTGAGTTTTTAGACCTGACAACTCCTGTTCTAGTTCTTTCGCACGCTTTTCCAGCGCACGGTTTACTTTGCGGAGTTGACCAACAACATCTGTAGTAGTGTCGTCATCTTCTTCGTCATCGTAGTAATTGGTAGCCATCTACCTATCTCCCTTTTCTTAGTTGTATTCGCAATCCACAATGAGGTTCGGGGAAACCAAATTGGCTATTGCTACCAGACTTATACGCCCCCCTGGGCTGGTTGGTCAGGGTGGGGATTCTTATATTGGTGTAGCGGTTGAGCGGAGTGATACTCCAGTGACTCCGCCTCTTGCGCTAAAACGAGCACCTTCTCTTTGTGCTCTTTGTTGTGAGGCAAGTAGCGCCTGTGGGCTACCCTCTATAACTGCAGAGAGTGCTTCTTGTTCGCTGTAATCTTGTCCTTCAATACCTGATAAACGCTTTTGTGTTCTACGCAGTTGTCCTGCTTGACCAAGAGCCTGTGCAAGTTCTCGCTCAGAAAGTTTTGCATAAGATTCTGTGCCTGCGATATTCTCTGCTTGACCAGAGGTAATACCACGAAGTTCAAATCCTGCAGCGCGACCAATGCCAACGAATTGTGCAGCCTTAGCCTGCTTTTGAATAAGTGGTAAAGCGCGGTCAGCATCAAGAACAAAGGCTGTTAAATCACCTTCGCCTACGCCATAGAAATCAATTAATTGTTGTTTAACTGATGGATTTAAGGTACGAGCCAAATCCTGTCCCACTTGTAGGCGGTCTTGATATTCTTTTGGCGAAACTAGATTTCCAATCAACTTACCAAAATCATCTGGGCTATCATAAAAACCTTTAGGTAAGTCAAAGAATCGTGCAGTTTGAATCATTGCTTTTTCATCGGCAATGTATTCTTTTTCGGTAATTGTTTTACCTTTATCACGCAATGCCTTCATGCCAGGAAATCGTAATTGATATTCAGGTTGCTCATATAATTCAAGTAAAAGCATTTCTTCTGATACATCAGCCTTGATACGGCGGTCAATAAACCCAGCCAATGTTTCAAGACCATAACCTTTAAATATAGAAACAATTTTGTCAGATGCTTTTTGCTTTAGTGCAAGTTTTTCTTCATCTTGTGCAGCCTTAGCCTCACGAGCAGCAGCATCAAGTGCTGCTTTTTGCTTGGCAAGTGCTTCGGTAATAGCACGCTCTAAATCTGTTTTACTTAAACCACCTACACCAGCAGCAGCCTTTGCTGCAGCAGCAATCTCCGCAGCCTTTGCATCTGCTTCAGCCTTTGCTTTAGCCTCCTCTTGTGCTTTCTTTACAGCAGCAGCAATAGCAGCATCAAGTTCTGCTTGTGTGTAATTGCTAGTAGTATTAGGAGTAGGCGTAGGAGTCGGAGTTGGAGTCGGTGTTGGTGTCGGAGTTGGAGTCGGTGTTGGTGTTGGTGTGGGAGTTGGTGTGGGAGTAGTTTTTAACGCATTAGCACCAACAGAACTAGAAAAATTAGCCTGTGTTTCTCCGCCTACAGCACGGGCTGTAGCAGAATCTGCTTTAGGAGAATCTTTTTTCTCTTTGTAAAGCCTCCAAGAACCAGTAGTTACTCCGCCAATCCAACCGTAATACCGAATATATCCATCATCTAACTGAGGTGCTTCTGGTCGGTTAGTAGGGTCAAACATTGGATTAGATACAGCACGAGCCTTTGCTTCATCAGCCATACGCTTTTCGCGTTCAGCCTTTAATTCATCCATGCGTTTTTGGCGTGCGGCTTCAGTAGCATCAGCCTTTGCTTTGGCTTCAGCCTCGCGGAATCTTTTTAATCTATCTTGTTCATCAGCCATTATATCGCCGCAAATCCAAATTTATTGAGTATACCAATTCCGTATCCTTCATAAAGGCGTGTAGCATTTTCAGTATATTGCCAGCGTTCATCTTGCTTAATTAATTTCTCAGCATCCCATGATGGGCGCATAACCATTTTGCCAGTTTTCTCATCTACCATGCTAAAGATTTTTCCATCCTTCCATAGTGGGTCGTTCCAATCAAGGGTATCTTCATCTACTTCTAGTAGGTCTGCCCACTTCTTGCGCTGAACAGAGGTCACATCCCAAAGGGTGCGACCTGCAGTAAAGTCATCAGAAAGAAACGGATATAACTGTGCAGCCTTAGCGTTAATTTCACGCTTAAT